AGTAATATCTCGTAATATGTATGAGGATTTTGTTGCATACTCATTAACTGGAGCAACTAATATTGAAGTAGGAAGTAGACCACAAGAGGGAGATTTAGTATGGTTCCCCTTATCTGCTAACCTATTTGAGATTAAATTTGTAGAACATGAAGATCCTTTCTATCAGTTTGGTAAATTATATACATACAAACTTACATGTGAACTCTATCAATACAGTGGAGAAACTGGTGGAGGAAGTGGTATACTTGATAGTCAGGTAGATGAAGGGTATGTTGTTAAATACTATTACAACGCTATTACTGGAGCACCATCTATAGGTGAGACAGTAACTGGTGGTACTAGTGGTACTACTGCTAAAGTTAATAACTGGAGTACTACAGAATCTTGGGTAGAACTAAGAGCATTTAATGGAGAATTTCAAACTGGTGAGACACTTACAGGAAGTGATTCTGGTTTCACTATAAATATAACTACATTCGATGAGCTTAACATTAAGGACGCTTATGCAGATAATCTAGATTTTGAGACATTGGGAGATTCCCTTGTTGATTTTACTGAGATTAATCCGTTTGGCGAATTTGGAAATAGGAGTTAATTATGCTAGGAACTTACAATTACGATCAAATCATACGAAAGACAGTTATTGGATTTGGTACACTATTCAATAACATAGAGATTCGTAGATACAACGATGACAATACCACATACCAAAGGATGAAAGTTCCCTTGGCATATGGTCCTAGATCAAAATTTTTAGCAAGGTTAACAGAACAACCAGAACTTGGTAGACCTAATGCTATATCTCTACCTCGTATGTCATTTGAAATGAATGGTATTTCATATGATTCTTCTAGGAAACAGAGTCCAATAAATTATACTACTACTGGCACTGCAGATGCTACAAAAGGAGTTAAGAAAACTTTTGTACCAGTTCCATATAATCTAGGATTTGAACTAAGTATAATCACAAGAACTCAAGAGGACTCTCTTCAGATTGTAGAACAAGTACTTCCAACATTCCAACCATCATTTAATCTATCAATTAAATTAGTAGAAGAAGCAAATATAATTAAAGATATTCCTATCATACTAAACAATGTATCATTTGTAGATGACTATGATGGTGACTTCTCTGATAGAAGAACTATTATATGGACATTAGATTTCGTAGTTAAAACATACATCTATGGTCCTACTACTGATGTTGGATTCATTAAGAAAGCAATCACTAAAGAGTATAGTGATACTAATGTTACTACACCAGGACGTTACCGTAAGTATGAGGTTACACCTAAGGCGAAGATAGATAAGAATGCTGATAACGTCATTGACGCTATTGATGATTCACTTCTAGTTCCTGGTGATGACTTCGGTTTCAATGAAACTGCTAGTTATTTTGAGGATGTATAATGGATACCAGTGGTATTGAAAAGAGTTTAGATGTAGCAGCAGAGGTTCTTCCTCCTGATAAACCTAAACCTAAAAAGAAGGAACGTGAAATTAATGTCGAAAAAGATGTTAAACAAGATTATGAATACTCACGTGGTCAACTATATGATGTCATAGAAAAAGGTCAGGAAGCATTAGCAGGTATCATAGATGTTGCTCAAAACACTGATCATCCTAGAGCATTTGAGGTTGCAGGTCAATTAGTTAAAAGCGTTTCTGACGCTACAGAGAAACTAATAGATCTACAAAAGAAAATGCAAGATCTTGAAGAAGGTCCTAAGAAAAACAAGGTTACAAATAACAATGCCTTGTTCGTTGGATCTACAGCAGAATTGTCGAAACTGCTGAAACAAGGTCTAAAAGATACTAAATAAAAGAAACTTCAGTAAAATGTTCATAGTTAAACCATTAACAACTGCAGTAGATATTCAGACAGGTGCTAATAATGTCTCTAGTAGCGTCTTGGTTTCTGTTCTGAATACTGGAAACTCAGCAGTAAAAATTACATCCACACCAGCAGGTGCTTCAAATTATGGGTCAGCATCAGAAGTGTATATCGGTGCAGGAGAAAGAATAACTATAAAGAAAGAAAGTGATCAAACCTTATTGGCAGGAGGGTCATCAAGTGTTTGGGCATCAGGCGTAGCGTTCCAAGCATAACATGAAAACCTTTCATCAATTCTGTTTATCCGAAGAAAACAAATCCTGTGGTAAAGGCAACTACTACTGTAGGGATGAGAAAAAGTGCAAACCAATACCTAAGGGTTATCATGTTATGAAAGATGGTACCCTTATGAAAGGTGAAACACACAGTGAGGGTGCAGCATGGACAAAGAAATCTGGTAAGAATAAAGAAGGTGGTTTAAATGAGAAAGGGAGAAAATCTTATGAGAAAGAGAATCCTGGTTCTGACTTAAAAGCACCAACTAAAAAGAAAGGTAATAAAAGAAGATCTTCATTCTGTGCAAGGATGAAAGGAATGAAAAAGAAGTTAACAAGTAAGAAGACAGCAAGCGATCCAGATAGTAGAATCAATAAATCACTTAGAAAGTGGGACTGTTAGAACTATATAATTTATTATGACTTCTGCTGAGAAGTTTGCTATCTGTGAAAATTGTGAACATTTTAGGCAAACAACAAAACAATGTAAACTGTGTGGGTGCTTTATGCCTTTGAAAACTCTATTGCCAGGAATGGTTTGTCCTGATAATCCACCCAAGTGGGGTGTGGATTAATGTCACGTCTTAAACAAACAGAGATTTACTTAGGTAACCCTAATCTTAAAAGGACTAATGTACCTATTAACTTTACAGAAGATCAAATACAAGAGTATTTGAAATGTAAAGGTGATCCAGTATATTTTGCAAAGAACTATATTAAAATAGTTTCTCTTGATGAAGGTTTAGTACCATTCTCTCTCTATGATTTTCAAGAGGAGATGGTTAATACTTTCCATGCAAATAGATTTAATATAGCAAAACTACCAAGACAGACAGGTAAGTCAACCACTGTTGTGGCATATCTTATGCACTACGCTATCTTTAATGATAACGTTAACATAGGTATTCTTGCAAACAAAGCACCTACTGCTAGGGAATTGCTTGGAAGATTACAATTAGCATATGAAAATTTACCTACTTGGTTACAGCAAGGAATCATAGCATGGAACAAAGGTAGTATGGAGTTAGAAAATGGATCCAAAATTCTCGCTTCTTCTACTTCAGCATCTGCTGTCCGAGGTATGTCATTTAACATCATCTTCTTGGATGAATTTGCGTTCATACCTAATCATATTGCAGAGCAGTTCTTTGCCAGTGTTTATCCTACTATATCATCTGGTAAGTCAACCAAAGTCATCATCATCTCCACCCCCAACGGAATGAATATGTTCTACAAGTTATGGCATGATGCCGAACTTGGTAGAAATGAGTATACGACTACAGAAGTACATTGGAGTCAGGTACCTGGTAGAGACGAGAAGTGGAAAGAACAAACTATTGCCAACACATCTGAACGACAGTTCACTCAGGAATTTGAGTGTGAGTTTCTAGGATCTGTTGACACATTAATTTCAGCAGCTAAGTTAAGAGCATTAGCATATGATGAACCTTTACATACAAGTGGTGGTTTAAAAATATACGAAAGACCTCAGGAGAATCATGAATATTTAATGACTGTTGACGTATCTCGTGGTGTTAATAATGATTACTCAGCATTTATATTATATGATATAACAACTGTACCGTATAAGATTGTTGGTATCTATAGGAATAACGAAGTTAAACCTATGGTATTTCCTAATATTATAAATCAAATTTCAGTGCAGTATAATCAAGCATATGTTTTATGTGAAGTAAATGATATTGGAGATCAAGTAGCATCTATATTACAGTACGATCTTGAGAATGAGAACGTACTTATGTGTGCTATGAGGGGACGTGCAGGTCAGGTTGTAGGGCAAGGATTCTCTGGTACTAAAACACAGTTAGGTGTTAAGATGAGTACTACAGTTAAAAAGATAGGATGTTCAAACCTTAAACAGTTAGTAGAAACAGATAAAGTTTTAATTAATGACTATGATATTATTGCTGAGCTTACTACTTTTATTCAAAAAAGACAATCGTTTGAAGCAGATGATGGTTGTCATGATGACTTAGCAATGTGTCTTGTTATCTTTGGATGGTTAGTTGCACAAGATTATTTCAAAGAGATGACTGATAATGATATAAGAAGTAGAATTTATGAAGAACAAAAGAATCAAATAGAACAAGACATGGCACCATTTGGTTTTATTGATGATGGGTTAGGAACATATGAAAAAGAAAAAGATCAAGAAGGGAATGTATGGGTAGTTGCAGATAATAAAGGATGGTATGAAGGGGAGAGTCCTAGAGATGAGTATGGTGAACTAAGTTCTTTGTGGGAGTATAGGTAATGGATGAGTTTGGATTTGGTCTAGATAAGGTCTTATTCAAAGAAAGAGTTTGTAGGGTATGTGATACGAGAAAGAATTTGATAGAAGATTTCTATCTTACTCGTAAAAGTAGAAAAGGATATCCTTCAGCATATTCATATGAATGTAAGACCTGTACAATTAAAAGAATAACTTCTAGTAGAAAAAATAACAAAACAACAATCTGGGAATATCCTGATTGGTAGTGTGTTCATGCACTGTTTCCCCACTGAAAGAGTGAAAAATAATAAATATTTTTAGATATATGATAATCACCTCAGGAGATATACATGGCAACTTTACGCTCACCTGGTGTCGTAGTTAAGGAACTCGATTTAACCAATGGCAGAGCTGAGATTGGAATCAACAATATTGCAGGATTCGCTGCTCCTTTTACTAAGGGGGAACTAGGTTCTCCTGTTACTGTAAGTTCAGAAGCTGGACTAATAGAAGCATTTGGCGAACCAGTAGCAAATAATTCAGAGTACTTTCTCTCAGCAACAAACTATTTAAATTACGGTGGAACACTATCCGTAACTAGAGTAAATACAGCACAACTTAAAAATGCTGTTTCACGTATAGGACAAAGTGTTGCATCAGTAACTATTAATAACCCTACAACTAACGGTAAATACGTTTCAGCACCTTCTGTCGGATTCAGTGGTGGTGGAGGAACTAATGCTGCAGGTACTGCAATTTTAGACGCAGACGGTAAAGTATCTCAAGTTGTTATAACAAACTCAGGTTCTGGATATTCATCACAACCTACAGTTACCTTTGGTGACGTTGGTGTGTCAGGTCAGGCAACAGTTGCTCAAGGTAGCACAGCATCAGCATCAGCAACACTTGCTAACGTTAGTGCAGGTGCTTTAACTGGTACTCTAACAATCAACGATGGTGGTTCTGGTTATTCTTCAAACCCAGTTGTATCAATCTCAGGTGGTGGTGGTAGTTCAGCTGGTGTTACAGTTACTCCTACAATTACAGACGGTGTTATTACTGCTATTGCAGTTTCAGGTGGTTCAGGATATTCATCTGCACCAACAATTTCAGTTGCTGCACCAACAGGATTAGCAATCACATTAGTTTCTGGTGGTACTAACTACGACCCAACTGCTACTTATAACGTTTCAGTTACAGGTGGTGCTGCTAACACAGGATTTGCTGCTACAGCAACAGTCAGTGTTTCTGGAACTATTACTGGATTTACAGTAACAAACTTTGGTGATTACACAAACTTCTCTGGTGTCTCTCCTGTAATTCCTATTCCAGGTACTACAGCAGTAGGTACAGCAGTTATTTCTGCAGATTCAATCAAGATCGAAAACAATGAAGTTTACGAAGCACAGTACGGTGACAACACAACAGGATGGTTATTCGCTGCCAAGAGTGCAGGTGCATGGGGTAATGGGTTACGTGTTTGTCTTGTTGACAATGGTCCTAGGCAATCTATTGCTCTTACAAGTGGCGACTCAGCAATCAATAATGTCTCTGTTGGAGATTATGTAGTATCAGGTTCTAAGAAAGGTAAGGTCATTGACTATACAATGGTCGGTACTACTCACTACGTACACGTTGTTATAGTAGACAACTCAAGTAACGTATACTTAGAGAATCCTACTGCAGGTCAACTCTTTGCTGCTGCTGATTCATTAACTATTGGATCTAACAGTGGTACTGCAGCATCCGTAGATGACGGATCAATTTGGTGGACATACGCAAAACTATACAGTGGTTCTAACTTAACTTGGAACTCAGTTGCTGCACGTCCAATAAACACTGCAGACGGTGAAGCATATGCAGGTGATGCATACGGTAGAGATGCAGTTCATATTGCAGTCGTTGATGAAGATGGTACTATAACTGGTAGTAAAGATTCAATTATTGAATCATTTACATACCTATCAAAGGCATCTGATGGTAGAGGACCACAAGGTGGACTTAACTACTATAAGAGTATTCTTGCAGACGGTAGTAAGTACATCTATGCAGGTGATACAATCTACGAAACAAACACTAGAACACAAGATTTTGAACCAGTAGGTTCTAAGGATTATGATCTAAGTGCAGGTGCAGATTATACAGCACTTGCAAGTGGAGCATGGGATCTTTCATCTGCTGATTTAAATGGTGCTTATGATGAGTTTAGAGAGATTGATAGCATCAATCTTGAGTATCTCCTAATGGGTCCTGGTTTAGATACTGAGACAAAGACAAGAGAGAAGTTAAATTACATTGCAGGTATTGCTGCAGAGAGAAAAGATTGCATGGCATTCGGATCTCCACATAAAGGAAACATTATTGCTACTACTGGTCTTCCACTTGCTAACAAAGACATCGTTAAGAACGTTAAAGATTTCTTTGGAAGCGTATCAAGTAGTTCATACTTAGTTCTTGATTGTAACTACAAGTATGTTTATGACAGATGGAATCAAAAGTATTGCTACATTCCATGTAACACAGACGTTGCAGGATTAGTTGCAGATACAGCAATCAGACAGGAACCATGGTTCTCACCAGCAGGTTTCTCTAGAGGTGCTATTAGGAACCTTGCAAAACTTGCATGGAATCCTACTAAGACAGATAGAGATGAACTTTATGCAAATAGAGTTAACCCAATCAGTACATTCCCTGGTCAAGGTGCAGTTCTATTTGGTGACAAGACAGCACTTAGCACACCTAGTGCATTCGATAGAATTAACGTTCGTCGTCTATTCATTGTTGTTGAAAAAGCAATTGAAGAAGCTGCTAAGGCACAACTCTTTGAACTCAATGATGAGATCACAAGAAATGTCTTTAAAGGAATTATTGAACCATTCCTACGTAACATTCAATCAAGAAGAGGTGTAACCGATTTCTTAGTTGTATGTGACAGTTCAAATAACACATCTGCTGTTATAGATAATAACGAGTTCGTTGCTGATATTTACATTCAGCCAACACGTTCTATCAACTTTATTACATTGACATTTGTTGCTACGAGAACTGGTATCAGTTTCTCTGAAGTAGTTGCTAGTTAAATCACAAAGGAGTTAATAACAAACAATGCCTAACATAATAGAATTTAAATCTAGGCTTAATGGTGGAGTAAGACCTAACCTGTATCAAGTTGACATCAACTTTCCTATAGGTGTGGGTGATCAAAAGTCCTTAAAAGAACAAGGACAGTACTTATGCAGATCTACCTCACTGCCTACACATTCACAAGGACTTATAGAAGTTCCATTCCGTGGAAGATTTCTTAAGATTCCTGGAGACAGAACATTTGAAGCATGGACTGCTACATTTTATAACACTTCTGACTTTAATCTAAGAGCTGCATTTGAGCAGTGGGTTAATTTAGGTAACCAAGCTGATGAAAACATTGGTGTAACTGGTGGTTTTAATAACATCTTTAAGGATCTTTATGTAAGACAATTATCTAAAGATTCTGTAGGTCAACCTGGTCAAACTGGTGGATCAGACAAGAATAAAGTTCTTAGAGTTTACAAACTTGTAGATGCATGGCCAACTTCAGTTGGTGCAATCAACGTTGCCTTTGATAGTAACGATGCTTTAGAAGAATTTGATGTTGAATTCCAGTATCAGTATCTTGATGCAAACGGACCAAATGAAAAAGTTGCAAGTGGAAGCACTGGAGTTGGATACTTAACTTCTCAAGCAGTCAGTTCAGTGAACACCTAAATAGTTAAACGGTAATACAATTTAATTATGGCAACTTTATTTGGGTTCTCTATAAAA